GCCGTTACAGAAGCGCCTTCGAAGCAAGGCTCAACATCGTCTCCTAATATGCAAATTTTTTGAATAATTGCATCATTTATAATAAAGAAATCCATTCCATTGTCATAACTAGTTTCCCAATGTCCCTTAACAGATTCCTTTTGAAGTTCCATTGATTGCGGACGCCCCTCTTCCACAGGTAAGCTGGATTCTGGGAATTGATCGGTCCAAAGGTATCCAGTAGTCATAAGATATTTATGAACAATAGTGTTACCCATGCCATCATTGTCTTCAAAATTTTGGAACCAAACTTTTGCGTCTGGTGCTACAAATCCATAAGGAACAGTTTGACATTCGAATTTAATTCCTTCATCATCAATAATAACTTTTTCTCCATGATCTGTAAAATCTTCTTTACTTTCTCTATAATAACCAACAATAGGAGCGCCGCGAAGAGTTTTACCAATTTCAGCTGCAACTTCTTCTGTAATGAAAGTATGGTTTCTATTAGCTCCTACATAAAGAACCTTAATCTCACATTTTGACATTAAGGGATTAATATCAAGAGGTTGAAGATTTAAAAATTCAGGAGAGTCTATAGTCGCAACTGATTGATGCATAATAAAATTCTCCTTTCATTCCCTCATATTTATATTAAAAATTTAGGCATTTTCTTTAACGGCTTTTGTCCAAAAAATTTTTTAGCTCATTGATTCTTTATTTTGTAAAGTTTTTGTTGATTTTTCATCATCAGCTTTTTCCGGCCTGCCCGCGCCATCTCCACTTTCTGAACCACCCTACTTGCGATTAAGAACTTCCGCATTCATAGTGCTAGACATTAATGGAGGAATAAATACATTAACCAAATCAAGAATATCATTTTCAAAATAAGCAGTTGCCAATACCGCACTTTGTGCTTGACCCAATGCTATTTGCGGCAGCATTTTAGAATAACCTAATTGAGTATGTTCCTTATATTGTTTAGCTAAATCTTTATAATTATAGATTGTAGTAGGAAGAATTTGTGCTCTATAAGTAACCTTTTTTGGACTTCGATTATAAGGTATTAATAGAGTATTTAAAAATGTTTCAAACTGTTGAATCAAATTCCACATTGAAGCTTCATCATTTAAGATAGATTTTTCAAGAGCAATATTACCATCTGTGTTAAATTGCATTTGTGAAACACCTGCTTCATTATAAACAGTTCGTTCCACTTTTTCCAAATCATCTGTAGTAGTTGATGTCTTATTATCGGCCATGTCTGCGACTTCAACATCCGCAAAAGTAGTCAAAACATCAATTCCAATAGCCTTAGATAACATTTGAACCGCATTATTATGAAGTTGTTGCGCTTCATCTACATCAAATACTAAATCACCATTTTTATCAATAGGCATTTTCTGAATGATAATTTTTAACAATTGTTGTTGCATTTTGCGGCGGTCGAGGTCTTGTGCCGCATCCAAATCAATAATTGCAGGAATTACCGCAATAAAAGGAGGAAAATCCTCCCCATTTAAATTGAATTTAATAACAGAACCAATTTCAAGTAAATACCACCCAGATTCATCTCCAGGAAAATCAGGCTTTAATTTTCCTTGTCTATACAGTTTATATCCTTTTTCAAATTCTGGTGGAAATACTTTTAACATTCTTGCAAGTTGTTCTGCATTAGCAAACATATCATTAAAATATTTCATATTAAATTCAACCGCAGGATGACCATTTACCATAAAACGCGATCTACAATATTTTGGTGGCAATTCTTGTACAATAACAGTTCCATTTTGTGCAATTAAATAACCATAATAACAGCCATTTTTCATTACTTTTAATGCAACTTCTCCAAAAAATTTCTTCGCTTCAAAATTATCCAAATATGCTAAAACTTTATTAAAGCCCTCAAGAAGTTTTTCAGGTTTTATTGCTTCAGTATAGTAGGGTGTAACAAGCCAATCATATCTATACATATATGCCATATAACGACACAATCTTTGATAAATACCGCTAATCTTATAAAAATAATTAGAAATATCTCTCATTTTATCAAGGTCGTTATAATAAATTGCTCTTAAAACCTGTTCTTTATCTGCTAATTGTGGATTTACTTTACGAAGGTCACCTAATTTAAGAATCGCATCAGATATTGACTTTACTCCAACTTTAATTTTTGCAAAGTCAATAGGCACATAACCAGTAGCCTAATTAGGAATTTGGTAATCTTCAGTTCCAATCATGTTAAAGCCTTTTTTCTTTATCTAAGCCATTCGATTAATCAACTTTAGATACCTCTCCTTCTTTAATATCCAGCCGCCTCTAATATATAGTCATAATTTATTCTTGCTTCATCCCAATAGGGAATGATTACTAAATTGATTCCATGATCTCGACAATATTCTCTTTTTTTCATATCATTATATTGTTGTTTTCTTAAACCATTATATCCACCAAATTTTTCTTTAGCTTCATAATGTTGAATGCCTTGAAATTCAATAAGAAAATCAATATTATGCTAATCATCAAAAACCGCAAAATCAAATCTTAGCGGGCGGCCTGTATTACTTACTAAATCTGGAAAAGAGTATTCTTCTGCGAACTCTAATCCAGACTCTTGTAGAATTTCTTCTATTTTAATTTCTCCTCTAGATGCTCGCATATTTTTTCTCCTTCACTATATTATATAAAAATTTTATCTATAAAATTAATAAACTTTGACCTTAAGCTGGAGTAAAAAATAAAAAGTCAGAAATATTACGTTTTTTCTTCTTTTTATTTAATTCCTATTCATAACGAATATAATATAATCCATATATAAAAGCAGAAAATTTATCTTTCTTAATACTTCTATTGCTCTGTTTCAGAATGATATTAACTCCCTAATTTTCTTCTACAAGATTTAACATTTGTTCTTTCAAAATTGAAGTTAATATAAAAGGCCGTAAATAATCATTTCTTTCATCAATATTCATATTTTGACCTTGTTTAGTTGACATTAATTTAGTTTTTGCCAACCCCTCATCAATTAAAAATCTAATCTTCCCACTAAACATCTGAGTTTGTGCATAACTATATGCCTATGTATTTATAGGTGCATTAGCTTTAATTAAGAATAAAATATCTCGTTCTGTCTCAGGAGTAACAAATTTTTTATATTCTGGATATTCATCTGTATTATAAACACCAAAAGGAGGTAAATATTCACCATCATCTGTATCTTGCGCTTTAACTAAATAATCAATAAGCCCAACTCCTAGACCATTGGCGTCGACTGCAATTCTACGCGGCCTATATTTATAATACAAATGTTTTATATGAATACATTGAGTTTCAAAGTGTTCTGCATCATAAGTATAAATATTTACAAGAGTCTTGTGAGCTGCGCCCTGAACTTGCGGAGTGACCTTAAAAACACAAATCTCTGTAGTACATCCAACACGTCCAACGTCTATACCAAATACATAATAAGCATTTTTTGAAGACCGCCCGCTATATTCATACTATGGTTGTAATAATACTCTATATTTATCAAATTTTTCAGAAGAAAAGAATGCGTTTTCTACATCACCAGACCAGATACTACGATATTCTCTATTGAATGACTCATCATTAAAAGTACCTTGTAATCTTAATTGCTATACAAAATCTTCATCCAATAAACCAGAAATCACAGGTGTTTCATAAGTCCCGCCCATAATCATATACTCTTCTGGATCAATGATAGAATTAATTAAAATTTCAATTAATTTGTGATAAGCAAAACTATTTTTCCATCCTGCGGTAGTTATATAAATTTGTGATTTATTAACATTCTCCTCTTTGTGGCGGCTGCCATCTGAAAGTCTTCTATCAACGTTTGTGGTAGGAATAATAACTTCATTCAGAATATCACCATCAATTAATACACACTCCTCCATTAATCCCCCAGTACGACGTTGACCTCTGGATGATTGTCTCGCCGCCAAGATATCAATAGTAGAGCCATTCTTAAATACATATTTAACATTATCTTTTGACTTGGTAGACACGCCGCGATCCCAGTTAATTTCATTATTTAACCCAGGTATGAGTTTACATATTTCCTAAATTTTAGCAATAGTAATAGAAGCAGCCTGCTCCTTTCCGCCTGTAGTCACAAATAAATGCGAATTAGGATATAAGATGCATCTAATCATTAATGCCATCATTGATAAAAAAGACTTAGAATATGCGCGCGGGAATGTCGCATACACATACCGATGCCGCATCACAATTCTAAGAAAAATTCTTTGATAAAATAAAAAATTAAATGTGCTATCTTTTCCTTTTATAAAATCCACAAAAATATCAGGATATTCCCTAAAATAAGCAATTAAATCTCTTAATCCATCTATGTCTTTCAATAGTCGCTATTCTGATAAACCTTGTTTTTTATACTATCTGTCGGAGGATAACTGAAGTAATTCTTTTAAATTCATTCGTGTTTAAGCCTCCTATTTATGTATTCTTCTTCAATTAAATCATCATTTAAGTCATCATCATGATCTTTCATGTGATTTAAGGATTTTTTATAATTAGTAAAATCATCATCATCTAATTCCACATTATCTAATCCTTTAGCTTTTGCATCTTTTTTATCTTTTTTCATTTCATTTGAAATGCGTTTATCTTGTAAATATTTTTCAATTTCTTGCGCTAATGATTTATCTTCATAAATTAAGTTTTTATTATATGTTTTTAAATCTAAAATAATTTGATCAACAATATCTTGCGGCTAATTGCAATGATAACGTGGAATTTCTCCGCTATGAGCCTCAACAAAATCAACAATAGCAGAAGCAGAATCAATTGTATCAGCATCTTTATCTTTATTCTGCGCCTATGTAAATTTTGCGGACTTCATCATAGCATCATAGACACGCGATAATTTCTGGTAAGAATCGATGTCGCCGCAATCAATAGCCTCATTCATTTTGAGGGATGTCTTGCAAATCATTTTTAATGTATCAATACGTGCCGCCCCTTGAATATCAAATGAATTCATAAATTCATTATATAATTGTTCAAGAGCAACCCACTGACTGGGTTTATAAAGTCGGCCCCATTTAACCGCAAGATACATTTTATCATCATCATCTAAATTCGCACCAGGATCAACTATTTCGCTTTCCGCCATAAAATTTTGTTCTCTAAATGGATTTTTTGCTTGATTAAGCGCCTAGGCGTATGACTATGGCTGACCGTAAACCTGGAATATTTGGCCTAAATGTTCTCCTGTAATAGCATCCCCCCACCGCGGTAATTCCTTATTTTGAGTTTCTGTACTAACAAGAGTCTGATACTATGCGGCGGATATTTTTCCTTCGCTCAATTTAACTTTTAATGAAGCCTAATACCGCGCCTTCTCTTCTGCTTCGGCCTTTTCTTTTTTAGCCTTTTCCGCATCCATTTCTTCTTGAATTTTTTTGGTATCCGCATATCCATATTTGCTCCATTGTTTGAGCTTCATTTTAGCAAGATATTTACCAATAACAGACATTCCATTCATTTTATAAGGATCTTTCGCAAACGCCTTATCTCTTAATACATTCCATTCAGTGGGAATATAAGGAACATCCATTTTTTCAAGAATCCATTCAAAAGTGCTAGGATCAAAATTATCTATATGTGCGGTTAAGCATGGCTTGCAAATTTCACATTTACTGCCATCTTTATATGTATAAAAATTTATTTGTGCAATTCTTTTGCCACACCGCTCGCATTGACATTTGCCATTTGCGTCTTCTTGCTGTCCTTTTAATTTTTGCGCCATAAAAGTCTCCTTTCTTCATTTTTTATTTTTAAAAAAATTCTTTA